AAAGAGTCGCTAGACGGTTTGCTGTAATTTACATCAAAATTGTCGCTAGATGATACAGAATCTTGTTGCCCTTTAGCAAATGAAGCTATAAAAGAATCAGTTAATAATCCAATGTCATAATACAATTTAGATCTTAATATCTGAAATACTTCAGTAAACCCTGCTGTATCAACTAAAGTTTTAGCTAACTGCCTATAAGTTATGTCGCTAGAAGACATATTATCAATAGTTGTTTTAGTAAAATTAACGTCAGCATTATCATTAGATGACAAAGAATCTTGATTAGACTTACCAACTAAAGATGCCGAAGCATCAGAAACAGACCCTGAATCAAAAAAACTTCTAACAATTACCCTTAATATTAATATTACATCAGAAAAACTTGCGGCTTCAGAAAGAACTTTGCCATTAAATAACTGTTGAGTGTCTGATGCTGTGTAGCTATCCAATACACTTTTACTGCAACTTAACAATGCTTGATCTTGGCTTATACCTTGATCATTAAATGTCTTAGCAAATGCAATTAACTGGTTGTCCGACATCAATATAGAGTCAGTAAAAGAGCGCTCTAAAATAGCAAGAAAATGCCCTACAGAAACCATTGCAATTGCGCTTTTATAAGCTATAGAAGCAACAGCTTTCTTAAACATTATTTCTGCAACGGCTTTCTTAAATGCTATCTCTGCAACGGCTTTCTTGAATCCTATTTTTGCAACGGCTTTCTTAAAAGCGACTATTGCATTAATCATTAGAAATCAGCCCTTAGATAAAAGTCTAATATTTCAAATATTGTCTCAACATTACCGCTTGGGTGAGTTATTTCAATTTCGCCTTGATAATAACCTTCAGCAATATTTAATTGGCTTCCTGTAAACGAAAAGACAACAGTTCCAGTAGAAAAGTCTCCTATTCCAACTAACGTAAACAATACTGTAGTGGTATCTTTAGCCCTAAACTTTAAGGCGCAACTGCCACCGGAAAAGTTAATAACGCTGCCGTCATCATCTCTGGTCAAAACAGCTTGAATTTGCGGGGCTTGATCACCCTTTACTAATTGATAAATTCTCATACATTACTCCGGCTTTGTGGGCCACATTATATCATCTATGGAAGTTGCGTCAGCATAGGTTTCTGGTATGTCTCTTAGCGCCTGCCTGTAGGTTGTCCACTCTGCTTTCTTTGTAGTGGTTAGCGGGCTGTCTGGAAACTGCGTCCAGTCTGACCCTGATATTGCAATATCCCTAAGTCCTCTAGCTTGCGCCCAAAACCGACTAGAGGAAAAAGACCATTTGCTGTCAATCCAATCATGCCAATCATTTAAGCAAGCATCTCTTGTTTGCCACCCTGCGTCCCAGTACCAAGTGCTTAAAATTTCTTGATCGTCAGAGTTGTGATCAATATGCCTAGCCACACAGCCGCTGTAAGTCTCTCCGTCAACATACATGTCATCAACAGCAGGACTAATAGTATAGGCCACCTCGCCGTTATCTCTTACCATTGCTACTTTTATCATGTAAAAGTCCCTATTAAATTAGTTTTAAACCCGCCGCCATAAGCTGACCCAGCCTGATCACTAGTAATGTAAGAAGGGCCGATTAAAAATTTAATCTCATCGTCGCTGTAATTCCAGATAGAAAAATAAGAATAGATGGCGTTTACTTGGCTGTTGTATTGCCCAACACCTAGATCTGTTTTGCCTGTCATATTAGCGTAGACCCCGCTCATGTTAGCAACGGACATCACGTTGGCCGAACTGTTGGCGGTAATAAATACAAACGAAGCCTGCTGCACCCTGAAGCTACCATTGTTTGAGTCAAAGGCAGTGTCGCCGTTGGCCTTGTTAACTGTCAAGCCGTAGTCAGGATTGTTATTTGCAGGCATATCCACTGACCTTACCGCTATGACCCAGCTAATAGATTTTAGGGTCGAATTATTGACACTCTGCTGGAAAAAGAACTCGTCAGAAGCCTCTATGTATTTAAAGGTTAAGGCAGTTGTTCCGCTTTCTGTCACCGGCTTTGCAAAAATAGCAAAAGACGCTGGCGTGTTAGATGGCAGGCTAACTTTGTTCTGGGTGTTACCGTGGCTAGAGCTAACTGTACCACTAGCAAAGACCGCCATATTGTCGTAAGTGCCGTCAATTTGAGTAAAGCCCGACTGATTCAAACAGGTGATTCCGTAGCTCATACCCTAAAAACCTCTACCTTATAGCTTAAAGACGAACTGCCAGTATTAACGTGTCTAAAGACGTTGGTTCCCATCTCTAACCGACCAGCTCTGTTTTCGGTAATCCTATCATTCAAGCCCCAAGTCCCATCGTTGGACATTCCGGTGACGGTGATGGTGGTTGTCGCATTGCCTGAAGTTGATCCAGTGTAGAGGGCTACAAAACGCATCTGTCGATCAGTAGTGTCTACTCTGACATTACCGCTGCTATCCCATACTCTAAGGCCGTAAGCCATTAGGATAAGTTCCCTAACTTAACTCTAAGTGTAGACCCTTCATAGATTTTTATAACGTCTGATTCTATTTCCATTCTAGAGCCACTTGCAGCAGACTTGATGCTAATTCCTGCGCTTGCCGTACCTGAAATATTAACCTGTGACACATCAATTGTTCCAGTCTTTAGCAAGCCGCCATTAATGGTAGTAATCTCAGTGCTAGAGGCGTTACCCAATTCAGAGTTTAAATTAGTAAAAGTTACCAAGCCGTCAAACTGGGTAGAAGCAAATGGAGTAGAGAAGGTAATAGTCTGAGATCCACCAAAACTAGCTTCAGTAATAGTAAAACTACTTGCCCAAAACTTTCCATTTGCGCCGTTGATAGTTGGCGGGTTCTTCTGCCAGTTAGTTGTTAGGCCACCAAATGAAGCCGTGTCATAGTTGTAAGATGTTGCGCTTGGACTGGCTGGAGCATTAGAGCTAGATTGGGTGTAGTAGACATACCCGTTGTCTGCCCTTGGCGGTGAAGCTGGCGCATCAGTAGTGGCGCTAACTATTGCACTGAATACTGATTTGTTCCCGCTGTAATCTACTGACTTAATCTTATAGAAGTAATCTTCTGAATCATTAAGCGAGCCGTTTACAAATGATGAAGGCAAGCCATAACCGCCAGCCACACTAGCTACTGCTGTGTATGTGCCGCCTGTAGTATTTGCTCTGTAAATCTCCGCATTAGAAAAGTCTTTATCTGATGGGTTAGTCCAAGCCAAAGTTATCGAGCCTTGCCCTGCGGTAGCTGACGGGCTACCAACTACGGCAGGGGGGGTAGCATCACCTTCTGAAGCTTCGCTATCTGTAACGGGCGCGCTCTTAACGCCTAATGAGTTAATTGACCTTACTCTAGTGTAATAAGTTGCGCCAGCAATGGCTGGGGCTATTGTGTGAATTGTGTTATCTGTAATTACAGACTCATAATTAGTATCGTCAGTAGACCACTGAACATCATACTGGCCAACAAACGAATCAGTGCTTGCAGTCCAAGAGACGGTTATAGCAGGAACAATAGTCCCATCTAATGCGATGCTTGTTGATGCAGTTACTTGAAGGTTAGTAGGCGGCACAACACTTAATGGATCAGGTAATACTGGTTGCAAATAGGTTGTTTCTTCAGCCGCTAGATCGTAAGTGTAAATAGTTGAATCGTATTGCAGCAAGGAAACATTACAAGTTCCATCATAGTTAAGAGTAATTTCTTCTATTTGAAAAGGCTTTGCCACAAAAGATGGAGTAGGGTGCGTAACTGTAACTACGTCACCAACCGACAATTGCAAAGCTTCACTTGTAGTCTTAAAGCTACAGCGCAAAGAGCTTCTGGATCGTTTAAGAATGACTCTTGCCAAATCTCTAGCAGCATAATAGTTAGTAACTGTTGGCATATCTAAATCTGTAACTAACAACGTGCCATTATCTTCGCTGAGAAATGTAGTCTCTTCGCTAGAACCAGCATCAGGCCATGTAGCTTGATCAGGCTGATAATCTACAGCAGGATTAGCAAACTTAACAATAACCCTATTAAACTTGTTTTCTTTTGATTCACCTTGAATAGAGATTCCGCCAGCAATTGTATCAAGATCAAATGCGTAGCTAACTGATCTAGATTTATCAATGATCAATTTGTATTTGCCTTGAGTGTAAGGAAGAAACCCACGACACCCCATAAGCATTTTTTCTATGTTAGAAAATAATGTTTCGTCTGTTTGCAATACTGCATTAGTCTCAAATATCTTGCCTGTTGACCCGCCTTGGTAGAAAGTAACACTTTGATCGCAATCTGTAGCGGCTAATCCAAACTTAGCATCATCAATAGCTAACTCAGGTATTCCTTTACCAAACCTTTCGTTAGTCAAATAATCGCGGAGGCAAAGCGATGGATTCGTAGAAAATGTCCACGTTGATGGGTTAGCAAATCTTTGAGTAGACACTCCGCCAGTAACATACCCATCAGAAGTGCTATCTTCTCTGGGATCGTAGACTTTTCTACCACGAACAAGCGCGGTAATATCTGGAACACCCTGAAACACATCAGCGTCCCATTTTAGCTTAATGGCTAAATAGGCAACTCCGCTTAATTTATGTGCCGAAGTCCAGCCAGCATTAGCTTCTGTAAGAAGAGGATCGTAAGCTTGATTGTCAGCGCCAGTATGAACATTAATTGTATACAAACCGTTATATTTGCTGTCAGATATTGGATTG